CAAACAAAGTATATTCATCACCTAAAACCCATAATTCTAAATCACCTTCATTGTCCTGCTCCTCAATAGTATCTATCGAAGTGTGAGGACCATTAGGTAACTCCAGTTGACTTGCATAGGTAGCATAAAAGAACTTCCTTGTGCGTTCTGTTAAACTAAGATTGTAACGCTTTTCAAACAGTTCACGCGCTGCAACAATCAAACTTTCTAAAGTCGAATTATGCGATGTGTCCGGTTCGTCGAGCCAATCCCTAACCTGGCCTAAAGTAATCAATTCCGTAATTGTCCCTGAATCAACTATTTCAAGTAAGTTGTTATCTCCTCTTATTAAAGTGTCAGACCTAGTCGTCCTTAGTGAATGTGGCACCTTTCTCTTCTTTGGTTTTTTCGCTTCATCTTCTCCTCTTTAGCAATATAGCCCGCTTTAATCAAAGCATCCTTCCCGCTATTAGAAGAAATTGAAATAGTGTGGCCTATTGGTAGACCACACATTTCTTTTATCAATTTAGCTTTCTGCTTTTTCATTATGCAGTTTCAAGAGCCGCTTTAGCAGTAGTGAAATCACCGGTTATAAATGCACCAGTATCATTCCCTTTGATCCTGTTCAAAACCTCAACATTAGCTGTCATTGTCTGACGGTTAAAGATTGGATCGTCCTCGTTTTGATCCCAGATTCTAAGCGTAATCCCTTGACGGAAAAATGCTGTTGCCCGCGATCCATCCATAACAAGGAAGTTATCAGTGGCAATACCTTGATTCTCAACGATTGGAATACCTTTTATCACGGTATTATCAGCACTCACAAATGGAGCTAACAAATAACGACCGTCGGAAATTTTAAGTAAATCCAATTGTGAAGCATCGTCTGGATGTAGGACTACAACAGTAGGGAAGAAATTATTCAACGCTATCTGATTAAGGGCTACCCTTAAAACATCGTATTCCTGCGCCCCTTCAATAGCAAGCGCAAAAGCACCAGCTGCAAACGTAGTGGCCTGAGTGATAATTCCATTCAGGTTATTACCTGTTCCATCACCGTTGAGTAATTGATCATCTAATTCAAGGTTCATATCCCTGAAAAGCTCGAATTGAATCTCTGCCTCAAGCTGTCCCCAATCTCCTAAAGCCTCGTTAGTCACTTTAACAAATCCTGAGATAAACTTTAAAGCCTCTTCGTTTCGTGTCCAATCATAATCAACTTGTGTCATGGTTGCATTCTCTGCACGTGTGGCAACGCCTCCCTCGGTAGTTGTTTGCTCCCACCATGAAACCGTTCTGGTATTCGTTAAAGTAGCAGTATTGATCAACGACTGAATAAATGTTTGCCGTTTAGAAATCCTGTTTACTTCCATTTCCAACATCCCGGGAGTAAACTCCTCAGTGATAGCTGTAGTCTGATTACCTGATGTAATATCTCCAACTGCCTTGAGATCCAACGTAAAGTTATTGCTCCCTTTATTCGAATCAATATTAGCTACGTGTTTCGCGAACGCTTCGCTTCCGGTTAAATCTCTGTGCAATCTTTGCTTTAAAGACATATTAACCGGTATGATAGACTTTTGCTCTTTGTACCTTTTATCAAGGTCGTCCAGGTTTTTCTGGAATGCCAAGTCTTTTTCTTCTTGCTTTTTGTCAAGCTCGACTTGCAAATCTCCTACTTCTTTTTTATAGGCATCAATTAACGCTGTAGCTTTCGTGTCTGCCACATCCCCCATATCTTTTTTCAGGGCTTCCGTTTTAGCGTCTATAGATGACTTGATTCCGTCCAATGATGTTTGGAGTTCCTCGCTTATTTTATTTTCTGGCATATCAATTTAAAATTTGTTCTAAATATTTAATTGCCTTCATGTCTTCATTTTCATCTACGACCTTAGTGGATTGCTCCGGCTTCGGTGTCTCATCAAACGTTGCAATGAATGCTTGAATTTGTTTTAATTCTATTTCTAAGTAATCAAAAGTTTCATCTGAATATTTCCCGTTCCTGATTGCTTTTGTCAGGGTATCGATTCTTTCAATGTAGTCTTCTTTCGTTTTGATCAATCCTTTTACGCCCGTTAATGGCGTGTCTGGATTTGCGCCCCATGTTTGAAGGCTTGACCCTTCCCAAAGTCTAATCTCTCTTAAAACACTCGTTTGCTCTGAGTTGTTTCTTTCTTCTTTGAGGGTTTCAAAGCCTATACTATGCTCTGTGATAAGGCCGTCCAAAGCCATGAATAAAGCATCCTTCCCTGCTGTATGTCTCCCTAACTTAGAAACATATCTAAGCCCTTTCCTGTCTTCGCTTAATTCTTGGAGCTTACCGATTGACATACGTGTGTCATGGTCTAATAGATGTTTGATCCTTGGATGATCTGAATCAGGGCCACGTTCTGATATGGTCTTCTTAAATGCACCTTTTACTATGGTGTCGCCGTCGCTGTCTTCATTGTTGAATGCTGAAAAGTATCCTGAAATGATCCTATCGCTTTCTGATATATCATCAATCTTCAGGTTGTAGTTTTTGATCCGGTACAATCCCATTTTGCAAAATGTTTCTTAAATGTAAGAACATATATTTGTTTATGCAAATATGCGAATATGCAAATAGGCAGTTATACTATTCAAACTGACCAAAGTCGAATACTTCCGGCCTTTGAAGCTCTGTGAGTGGATTGTCGCGGCCCTCAACCTGGTAAATCAAAGTACATCTACAATTAACACGTTCATTTGCTGGCAATGCTGGATCTCCAGGGGCTACCGCAGGACTACCATTGACATTGAACTTCTGGTTCATGTTCCTTTTTTGACCGTCCGTTATTAAATGTGAATCCCTTACAAAACTGTCCCTTGCACTAAGCCATATCTTTTGAACGGGCAACCCTGTACTTTTAGCACCCGCTAAACTGCCCATGTTACTTGCGCTTATAATCTCAGTACGTGCTATCATTGTGGCCCTTGCCCTGCCTATAAAATCAAATCGTTTAGTAAGTTTTTTAGCAGCGTTCGGGATGCTTAACCCCTCTTCGATGTATCTTTGAATCTCCAATGACAACCAATTGCGTGTAGTCTCTGTGATTGCCGTTACATCCAAGGCCGCTTGTGTCTGAATGACCCTTTGAAGGGTGCCTTCAATCTGTGAGTCTATAAAAGTATCTTGTTTTAGTTGCGATGTGATCTGGTTAAATGAATCATCTGCAAAGGCCATTCCGACACGGTTCATAATAGAATCGATCAATGCTTTTATCGGAGGTTTCCTAATAAGTCCTTTTATTTGCGCTTTGATGTCCTCTAAGGCCATTCCTGTATTGAACAAATCTAAAATGGGCTTTATTTGTATCCTTAAAGCCTGGAATGATTGCCTTTCTATTGAAGGCATAAACCGCGATCGCTTACGGTCTGTGTTCTGCCATATTCGAGTAGCTGAATCAGACATCTACACCATTTGAAGCGTACTCCTCTATTCCGTTATCTTTTAACATCTTAGCTAATTCGGTCGTGTCTGTGCTGCCAAATCCTTCTATTGGTGTAAGGTTAAAAGGAAGCCAAACGTCGTCCATGCCTGGTTTTTTAATCTCATCAAAGCCTTTCAATCTACGTTTCTCATTCCAGGTTAATTCGGTACTCGTATCAATCCTTCTCCAAAGCAGCTGAAGGTCTTCCTGCATCTCTGGGAATGAATTGATTTCATAATCTAAAAAGTAGTTCTTACGGTCTATTCTTTTGAAAGGCTCCAAGTACCATATGTTTAGCGAATCCCTGTCTAAATTAAGCTCTGGGAGGACCGCGTTAATGATTGCACTCTTTTTAGCCTCTTTAAATGAATTGTATTTAGCACTCTCTTTATCATTCAATAGTTCTGATGGATAGTTATAGATGCTGCATAGTTGCCTTAACGTTAACATTTGCCCCTCATTCAATCCAAGCTGGTTAGCATCCATTCCCATTTGAATATACTTTAATTGTGCGTTTGTCCATGCTAATTTACCGTAGTTCTCTGGCCTTGCCTTTTGCTCAAAGGCTTTCTTAACCGCTCCTATATCCATGTTGCCGGGTTGGTCGCTTGAGTCTGCCGCCCCTGTGACTATACCCATAATACCTGAATTCTGCAATAGTTTAAGCGTTGCCAGATACCCGTCGTTTGATTTGGTTAATACCCTTCGGCCTGGCCGTAAAGGTGAAAGCCCATAGAAGTTACTTCCTGTGCCAGCCGTGAACTCAGGGTTAGGATACTTAGAATGAGTTACATCTTTAACATCAAACTCAACATTAGGGTTAAAGTTAAACCGATAGCCCCGGATTGGCTCCATGATGTTGTCACCAGGCAATATCTCCACATGTTGAGAAGGCAATACAAACACTTCTTGCCATTTACCTGCGTTATTGCCAAACTCAGGTGCTAATCCTTTCCAGTACGTATTCCCTGTGATCAATCTAAACACCGTGCTTAACTCAATAAACTCTGTCCATCCCTGTAGTACATTGGGCTTTACAAATATCTTTTCAATCTCTGGATTTTCTATTCGTTCCAATGCATGGCTTTTTAACTGCATGGCCTTATATAAAGCGGCCTCAGACCCGTCTTGCTTTAACCTAACATAGTCGGCAAGTGCTTTCTCGTTCTTAATTTCGAATAGTTCCCATTTAGGAATCGAACATGACCTTGATATCTGTCTTACAATAGAATAGATATCTGCATTGTTAAGATAGCCCTCGTCAATGTACTGTTGTGTATTCTCACCTATCAAGGTTACCTTGTTGCCAAAGATTTGAAACATAGCCCTCATTATGTCCTGGGAGTCTGTTTGCAGCATGATCTGTTTGAGCTGCTTTGGTAATACCATTTTCTGAAACCAATTCATTATACTAATTTTAATCTTATACGAGGTTTTCCATATGCAAGAGCCGTGTAATTTTTCATGTACATTCTAAATACTTTGTTATCGTCCGTTTGAATGTTGTGAACCTCTTCGCCACGCCATGTCCATTTTATTTGTTTCATTTCTTGCTTATTTTAAAGTATTCTCTACTTGCTTCGATTAATCTCCATGTGTAGTAGTTGGGGGGTGTGCGTATTATTTCTTTTTCGTAAATCTCAATATTCAAACACTCATCATATCCCTCTAAAATACCAAAACAATACCCAAGCTATAATTTATACAGACATATGGAAACACTAAGAATAAAGCCAATACCGCCACCTAACGTTATATGGAAGAGCGGACAGCCTCCAAGGCCAAAACATTTCCCTATAAAATTGCACTGGTCTAAGAAGTGGCCTCTAAAATTTAGAGATTTATACAATAAAGTGTTGAACTATTTTAAGAAATGGATTTTAAGCGTGGATGATTTGCATAACCACAGGCCAACTAAAGATGATTAATAAATGATAGCAACAGCAAAGAAGTACATTAGCCCTTTAATCAAAAAAGGAACTATCTTAGTAAAAAAGAAGGTTAGGCATCCTGATCATGGGGTGCGTTGGTTTGGTATTTTAGAGGGATATGATGAGTGTTGGAATATTGAGATTTACGAAAAAGAAATAATACGCACACCCCCCAACTACTACACATGGAGATTAATCGAAGCAAGTAGAGAATA